TGCTTCTGCTCGTTCAATTCAATCCACTTGGTAAGGAAAAATCATGTCATCTTGCAAAGACACATCTGCTGTCGTCGGCTGTTACACTGGCGGTGCTGCTCCAGTTTCAGTCACAATCCACTACACATATGACTACAATGGCGCACCCCAAGTTCACATCACTGACCTTTCTGGTGCAGTGATTGCTGGCGCAACTCTTGCAAATACCTCATTGGGTGCTTGTCAGGTTGCTCCTCCACAGGTTGAATGGCAGGATCTTTGCGATGTTCAAGCCAACGGCACTGCTGTTCAGTTTTCTCGTCGCGTCATCACCACGTTCAGCACCACTGGTGTTCCGACGAATACTGTTACAGACTTCAAGCTCGACCGCGTCACCGCCTATGCGACGACTGGTACTGTTGGCGAATGCCCCATTTGCCCTCCACTGACTGCTGCTCAGCGTGGCGTTCAGGCCATCTGGTAACTTAGCAATAGAGGGTTGGCCGATATGGCAAACGCATGCCTCAATAACACTTCTGTTGTCGGCTGCTATAAGGATGGCGCTGGGGTTCTTCACCCTGTCGTCATCCATTATACGCTCGACAATCAAGGTGCACCGAAAGTTGTAATTACAGACGTTGCTGGCGTTGTTGTTGCTGGTGCGACTGTATCCAATACAACTGCTGGGGCGTGTGTTGCGCCTTGCTCAATGACGAAAGTTGCAGGTCTGAAGGGCTTTTCAAATGGTGGCAATTTTGTGACGCCTGCGAATATAACTTCGCTTGAGATTACAGTTACCAATGGCCCTGTTACCATCACCGATTCGCTTGGCTTTGTTAACGAAACGATTGCTTGCTGCTTCACTTGGAAGATCCAGTCTTGCGATTGTTGCCCATTCACAAATGGACCATTCACAATATCAGGCCCAGCAGGCCAAACGCCTGCGGTTGGTTTTGTTGTGAGCTGGACAACAGTATAAGGAAAAACCATGACAATTCCATGCCCTGTGGCTGTTGACCATCTTGTTACTTCAGCTGGCCCTTATACAGCTGCAACAATCCCAAGCCCGAACACGCAAGTGTTCATGCATATCAACACCATCACAAATCAACCTGATGCTTGGTGGGATCCTGTTGCGCAAGTCTGGCATCAGTTGCTTGAAACGCCTGACACCTTCCGTATTGTTCAGCCGCTCGTTGCTGGAAATAACGTCATCATCCATAACCTCGGAGCTGTTGCTGTTGGGGCTGGATTCTCAACTGAGGTTGAAGTGCGCGACAACGCGACTGGCGCAACTATCACGGCGCGTGTTGTTGCTGAAACTGCAAATTCTGTGACGCTGTTTGTCCCTGTAGCAGTGGCGGCTGCTCGCATCACAATCGACGTGTAAAGGTAAACCAATGCGTGTAAATTCTTTCACGATCTTTGATCAAGTTCAGCTTGCGAACATTGCAGCTTCTGGCCCCATTGGGACAGCCGCAGCAACAGTCGACATCGCAACAAACTTCGCAATCAATCAGACGACTGCAGGTCTGGCACTCACCTTGCCAAATCCTACGCAGGCGCTTAATGGTGCGTTTGTAATTGTTTCGAATTCTGGTTCTGCTTCGTTCACTTTGAATGGAACGATTGTGTTCCCTGGACAGTTTTCCTCATTTGAATGGGACAATGCTGCTTGGCGAATTCCTGCTGGCGCAACACCTCCTGACTTCTGGCGCGATACGACCGCAGCTCAGGCTCGTCCAGATGGCACCAACGATACGACCGAAGGCATCGCTCACGACGGCACTGTTCACTTTGGTTCTGAAGCATCTAATCCTCTGATCAGCTTCCACCACGAATCGATCTTGTCCTACATTGGAAACAACAATTTCCAATATCAAGTCATCACGACGACGATCCCGATCGATAGCACGATTATGCCAACGATCTTCATCAAAGGCTATAATTACGGCACTTCTGATGAAATCGATTTGCAGCTCTCGTTGTACACTTACAATGCACCATCGGGCTCAATCATCAACACTGCTTGGGTCAGCAAAGGCACTTATCAACCGACGCAAATTCGTGCTGGTTATTTGGGCGGCTTCCTCGTTCTCGAACTCACTTGGCCTGCTGCTGAGTATTATCAGCGCTGGGAAGTTTCTGCATATTGCGACGGCCCAAGTGCTGGAACAAACAATATGTTCCAAGGCTGGACAGTTTCCAATACTGGCGCATTCAGCGGTGGCGTCACCAATGTTGTAACGATTCCGCGCAAGCGTCTCTCTTACTTTGTTGACGCACCTGCAACGCGAACTGTTTCCGCGAATGCAACATTCGACTTGATTAATGATCAAGTTCTGTTTGTAAATGCGAACGCTGGTAACGTACAAGTTACCTTGCCTGCGCCTGTTCTTCCGCTCGCAAATCAGAACACGCGCATTACAATCAAGCGCGTCGACAACAATCCACTCTTCACAGCTCGTGTTGGCTTCAGCGCACCTATTGACGGTGCTCCTGGCAATACGATCTTGTTGGGCACTTCAACTGCCTATGGTGCTGTGACTGGTGAGTCGGTTGTGCTCGTTTGGGACAATACTGCAAACACTTGGCGCATCGTTTAAGGAAAAATCGCAATGTCTTTGAATAAGCAACAAAACCACAATGCTGTTTTCCGCGTTGATGGGATGATCAAGGCATCGCTGAATGGTGACTTCGGCTGGAATGGCCGCTTCATCATCATTGGCTCTGGCGTTCATGTTGACACTGACAGTTCTGGCTATTGGGACATCGTTCAGCCTGCTGCTGGTACAAATATCAGCGTTGTTGGCGGTGCGGCGCGTGCAGTTACGGCTGCTGCTGCTGGGCTCACCTATGGCGGCATTCCGCTTAACACTTGGGAAACACTTTGGTATCGCTTGCCGCTTGAGGCTGGTAACTCAACAATCAACGCGAACTTCCTAATTGTTCCATACACCCAGCAGTTTGATCCAGACGAAAACTGGGTGATGGTTGCTTCGCGCTCTGATGTCAACGAAATTCGTCTCGGTGATGGCAGCACCGTTATGCCCGGACACATGGGAACGACTTCTGTTGTCTCTGAATTGCGCAATTTGCGTGATCAGAATAACAACTGGGGCGGCAACGGTGTTCTTTTTGTCGCTCCTACAAATTCTGGTGCAACTCCGAATCCTGTAGGCTACATCGGTCAGCTGCGCTTGCGCATTGGGGAAGGTTATTCTGGATCTGCAACAGACCTTCTCTATAGCGATTGCGCACAAGCGAATGCTGCTGCAGGCACGATCGTTTATGACTCTACAGGTGCTGCCTCTGGCCGCGTTTGGCGCGTTATGACTGCTGCTGAACTTGCTAAGATGGGCGACCCACGCGAAGTCATCGGTTCGCTCGCAACAGCAACTGTGTTCGATTTGAACCAGGACGAAGGTTTGTATTGGAACCCAACTGCGACGAATACGACGACTGGCACTTGGCATGCAATTTCATACAGCGCATCAGGCGTGAATGGTCAGGGCTTCACAGTTCCTCCAACTTGGATCCGTTTTGCCTATAAGGAAGGCTATTCAAATTCAACTCACTTCTGGAATGGCGTTAACCTCGCAACAGGTGACCGCTGGAACATACAGGATGTTGAAGAGCATCAACGCGCACGCGTGACGCGTCAGTCTATGGCTGAGCAAGGCTCTCATGGTACTGCGATGTGCGCATGGACACCTAACCCATATTTCGCAGGCGCTGGCGCTAACGGCGTTCTTGCAAATCCTTATGGCGTGTTTGTGAAATGGGTCGGTGATGCTGCTTATGCTGGCATTGGCATGGGCTATTCAAGCAATGTTGGTCAGGCTGACGGTCTTCAGTATGTTCAGTTGAACATGCCATCAAACGGTTTTGCAATTCCTGTTCTTGGAAACACTGCGATCACTCGCGTCGTCGATCCAACCATGGGCATTCCATTGGGGCCATACGAAGCTCTGTATTATGTTCCTCCAACCCACATGGGCGGCAACGCATCTGTTGATGCTGGTTGGATGATCGGTTATCACGGGATTAGCCAGACAATTCCTGCTCATGCAATTCTTGTTGCACAATTCACTTGGGCTGGTAAATCTCCTGCTGGTGCTGTTGGTGCGGCGGCTCCTTTTGGTGGCTCAGGCATTGGCGGCGGCAATCAGATTTACAGCCGCGTTTGGTTCATGGGGCACTGGCTTGTTCCTGGAACGACAACAGGCCCAATCGGACAACTCGACACAATCGGCTCAACTGAAGGCTGGCGCGCATTCATTTATGGTGCTGCTGCTGGTGCTTCTGGTGCTGGTAATGTTGCTGGCGTTTATGCTGGTTGGCCTGCGGCTTATCGAATTGTATGCGAAAAAGATGTTCCTGTTCTTCGTACAAAAGGCATTTTGCAATTCACAGCTGCAACGACAATCTCTGCAGGCAATGTTCTGGCATTTATTCCAGGAGTTGGGCAGACAAATAACCATATGTTCTTGGCGCATGGTTCTTCGAATGCAGCTTCAACGATGTTTTTGGTTGATTTGCGTTTGCAAGCAGCAACTGTCGGCGGCATCAATGGCGTTCAAGTTGTTGTTTCTGCAGTCTGGGCAATCAATGGTGGCAGCATCAACAACGTTGCATTGGGTGCTGGTGCATGGCTTAACATGGAATGCATCAACGGAATTGAAATCGCATAAGGTGAAACATGGTTGATCAAGTTCAAATTCCGAATTCGGCTATTGACGAAAGCAATTTCGAGAAGCAAAAGCCTCTCCCAAATCCAAAGTTGCCAACTGATGTTGACAGCTCTGTAAGCGCAGCCGACACAACTAAGAATGCGGCGCTTGACCGCGTTCATGCTGCATTTGTTAAAGTCGGAATCGCTCCTGAAGATATTCGTGATGGATTGGGGATTGACACCCCTGTCGTGCGCAAAGCAATTCTTGATGCAAAGGCTCTTCAGTATGTTAAAGATGCACCTATACGAGCCGCAGCAGCCGCAGCCGCAGCCGCAGCCGCAGCCGCAGCCGCAGCCCAAGTTGTTACAACAACTCCTGCAGCCCAAGCAACTCCAGCTCAGCCTGCAGCAGTTCAGCCAGCTCAGCCAGCTCAAGCAGCTTCACCAACTCAAGCTTCACCAACTCAAGCTCCAGCAACTGTAACCACAACCCAACAAGGCACCACTACGACTACAACTGTTCAGGCAACCGCAACGGTGCCTCCTGGACAATCAGCAATGACCGCTGCTCAGGCTATGCTTGCACAGCTCAATGCTCAACTCGCATCGCAAACCAAGTAACATTTGAAGGAATTTTGAAATGACTGCACGCGACGAAACTAATGATCACTTGAAGGCTCCTGTTCTTGCCTCAGACATGGTCTGTGGCCCGAACGATGTCGACACATCTTTGAAAGCTCTTGCTGCTGCCTTTGCAAGCTCTATCGACTCAATCACTGGCGACGTTTGCGATGCTATCAATCGCGCGCGCACCGAAGCCAAGCAGAACGACACCGACCTCAAGAACTACACCGACACCACTGTGAATACGGTGTTGCAAATCGTTGATGGCCTTAAGAAGGAAGTTGACGGCATTGCGGCTCAGCCAGCAGTAAATTCTGCTGACATTCTTGCTGCTGCGAAAGCCGATGCTGCTGCTCAAATCGCTGCTGCCTTGCAGACTGATGCACAGTCTCTGCAACAGTTGAATGTTCTGTTGACCTTCATTCAGAACAATCCTGATCTGAACAACATCGCTGCATTCTTCGTCAAGGTTGATGCAATCGACAAGCGCGTGGCGGCGCTCGAAGCTGCCCCAAAGTTGGACGAGAGCGATATCGACTGTCGCTCTGTGACGATTGTGGACGCTATCACTATGGCTATTGCTACGGCGACCGCAACAAGCAAAGGCAAGCTGATGAATTGTCTTTATCCGCCTTCATTGACAGCGTCCGCAGCTCCAGCTCAAGTCGCGCCAACGCCATCCGCAACGCCAGCTCCAGCGCCAGCTCCGGATCCAGCCGCGCCAGCCGCGCCAGTGGTTTAAGCGAATACAACAGTCTTGTACTAAAGAGCAATCCGGGGCACCCTAAGTATGGTGAATTCATGGATGCAATTGAAGCAAGGCGCAAAGCAATTATGACATTAGAGGAAGTGGTTCATCCCACTTCCTCTAAACCTAAAACCAAGCACAGCAGGAAGCCTAAATGTCGAACCGCACCGAAATCCGCAAGTATTGGGCAAGCCTGCTCATGCTCGTCATCCTGCTTGGGATCATTGGATATCTTACTTACATCCCAGTCCCGAGCCAGAATAAGGAAATCATTGTCACAGTTCTTGGAGTCGTCCTTGGTGGCGGCGCTGCAGCAATGCCAAACTTGTTTGGATCAACCGATACAGAAACAGAATTACTCAAGGAAAAGTTCGCAGACCTCAAAGCCGAACACGAAATCCTAAAGGCATCCTATACAACGCTAAAGGAAAACTATGACAGCATCATGAAGATGCTTATCGAACGTCACGTTGTTAATGCTGAAGGAATTGTCACGTGAAAAGCAGCTACACAGACAATGCCTTGAAGATAATTGCGGCGTTGATTTGTGTATTCCCTGTTGTGACGTTCTGTGGAATTCACATTCTATTCGCATTTAACAAGTTGCCCGATCCGATGCAACCTTTGGACTCGACATTCAAAGATTTAAGCCTGCTTGTCTTAGGTGCTGCGAGCACCTATGCTTTCGGCGCACTTGGAACCGGAGCAACGAGGAGCAAAAATGACACCGAAGGAAAAGTCTGAGAAAGTCTGGGAGCTTGGGATGAAACTCCCAATCCTTAAAGGCTTCTGCCAAAGCGAAAATCATCCATCGGCAAAATTCTCTGGCTTCTTTTTCATCGACTGCGGCTGCTGCCTTTTTTGGCGCGGTCTGATAATCGGACTTTTATTTGGCACTGCTTCAAGCTATGCAGTATTGTCGCTTATTCGTTTAATGGAGAAATAAAATGGGATGCAATTGTGGTGGAGGCCAGAGCCTCTCTAATCGCAATGTTGTACAAGCTGCTCAGCTCAACAACGGTGTTGTTACAACTACAGGCCAGCCAGTGGTTAATGCTGTGAAATATCAGGCAACTGCCCCAGCGACTGGCACAACTGTCATCAATTCGGCACCTGTACGCACAACGGTGTAATTTGCCGCGACAGTGTATTATCGGTGAGGTTTTTCAACCTCTACTTGATCCAAAAAAGCAGTATCGTCACTTCGCCCTTTATGGCGGTCGCGGTACTGCGAAATCGCACAGCGTTGCTGAGGCAATTATCGTGCGAGCAGCTCGCGAACCTCAAAATGTTGTTTGCGGTCGACAGTTCCAAAACTCAATTAACGAAAGCTCAAAGTCTCTTCTCGAACAGAAGATCTTCACCCTCGGGGCGAATGAGAATTTCGAAATCGGCAAAACAGAGATCACCCATAAGACTTTCAACTCTAAGATGTTCTTCATCGGCCTTGAACGAAACATCGAATCCAGAAAGTCTATGGAAGGCATAGACGTCTTTTGGAACGAAGAAGCCCAAACAACAAATGTTAAGTCTTTGGCAGTAACTGTTCCTACATTCTTGCGTAAAAAGAACAGCCAACTAATTTGGACTTGGAATCCTCGTTTCAAAGATGATCCTGTTGACGATATGTTTCGCGGCCCAAATGGGCCACCGCCTGATAGCTACATCAGGCACGTAACATACGAAGACAATCCTTTCTTCTTCGCAACAGAACTCCACCAACAATACAATCACGCAAGGCTTACGAATAAGCGCGTGTTTGAGCATGTTTGGTGTGGCGGCTATGACGAAAACAGTGATGCTCGCATCTTCCAGAATGTGAAAATCTCTCGCTACAAAGTAAAAGATCATATTCGCCCAATGTTTGGTATGGACTTTGGGTTCAGCACTGATCCAAGCACGATTGTTAAGTGCTACATCGACTATGCGAACAAGATTGTCTATATCGCCTATGCATATTTTGGACAGGGAATTCCTCTTGAAAGCCTGCCTGACTTCATTGAGCAAGTTCCAGAAGCTCGAGACTACACAATTACTGCCGACAGCTCCCAGCCTCAAACGATCGACTTCTTGAATCGAAAAGGCTATCGTGTAATTCCTGCAGTAAAAGGCCCAGGATCAATTAAGTCTGGTTTGACATTCTTGCAAGGCTTCCAGATCTATATCAATCCTGATATGCCTGAGATGATTGAAGAGGCAAGGCGCTATTTCTGGAAGACAGACCGCAACGGTCTTGTTCTTCCGATGGCTGAAGACAAATTCAACCATGGTTGGGATGCTGTTCGGTATGCTGTTGAAGACGAAATGATCAATGCAAAAGACAGCCGACAACTTAACATTTTCAAGCTGAGATAAAATGGCAAAGCGCAAAGCAACAATAGAGAAAGCTGCACCTGCTCGCGCCTTGCAAGATGCTCCTAAGATCCCGCTTGGGCAGTTCATGGCAAATATGCCACGAATGGTGCTGCCTTATAATGCAGCGATTGAAGCTGCTGAGGCAATGAAGCATCCTGTTGTTTACAGGATCTTGAACAAGATTGCTTCTTCTGTTCAGTCTGTAAACTGGTATGCCGAGCACGACAAAAGCGCAAAAGGCGAAAGCAAAGCAGCCCAAGGCGACGTTAATGCTGTGAACAAGCTGCTCAGCAGCCCAAACGATACGATGACTGGTGCGCAGCTGCGCTATTGGATGGCACTCAACTTTGCTGCTTATGGACGCATCCCATTCAAGGTCGGCGTTGGCGTTTCAGGTAAAGCGAATGGCATCTATCCGCTTGAAGCTCGCTTTGTAAAAGCATACACAGACTCACGTGGCTACGTCACAACATATCAATATGGATATGAAGTCGGCTCAACTCCTGCTAAACACATGAACACTCGTGCTCAGGCAATTCGTACTAAGACAACTGACGAGGGTTGGGCTTCCGAAATCTACATGCCAAACCTTTCTGGCAATTTTGCATTGACACAAATGGAAACGCTGAATTATGGCAGCAGCCCATTGCAGTCGGTTGGCGGCCCAAGCGAGATCATCAAGTTGCTACTTCGTCGGGCACTTGATAGCGCGGCTGGTGTTCCTAACAAACGCCACATCATCACGACCGAAAAGAATTTGACTGCTGCGCAAACTGAAGCCTTGCGCGAACACATGCAGGACAGCACTCCAGGCGGCGAAGAAGCTGCATCAATTTTGTTCTTGGCAGATGCTGAGATCAAGATTGAAAGCCTCGACATCTCGATGGAAGACATTCACACAAAAATTCCGCTCGACGATATGAGCCGGATGATTGCAGGTGCCTTTGGGGTTCCTGTAGCCTTGCTTGGGATCAACTCGAGCGACAGCTCTAAGTATGCTGCAAACTATGCAGAAAGCCGATTGAGCTTCTGGGAAGATACTATCATGCCGATGTACCTTCAGCCTATTGCTGAAGGTCTGACGCAGGCAATCTGCCCAGAAGGTGTTGTGGTTAAGTTTGACTTTGACAGCATTCCTGCTGTTGAGGCTGGGCGCACAGCAAAAGCTCAGGAACTCGAGATCGTTTCATATCTAACCGATGACGAAAAGCGCATGCTGTTGGGTATGCCGCCTCTAACCCCAGAACAACGAAAAGAGATTGAAGCGGCAAGGGCTGCAAAAACGCAACCCAAAGTTAAAGAAGTCGTCTCTCCATCTGCTGAAGGAAATTAAAATGCAACAGAAGCGCCAGACCGAGACGAAACGTCTTGTGATGAAGTTTGATCCAGCCAGTGATGCCGAGAAGAAAATGCTTGGCGAAAAGCAAGAAGGCTATATTGCTGGCTGGGCGAGCACTTCTGCTCTGGATTGCTATGATGATGTTGTTGCTCCAGGCGCATTCGCTGAGAGCATAAACTTGCGCGGCACAAAAGGCCCAAAGGGCGTCAAGTTGCTGTTGAACCACGATTCTGAAGATCCTGCTGGTGTTATTGAAGTTCTAGAATATCGCGATAGTAAGCTCTGGATCGAAGCCCAACTTGCTCTTGGGGCAAGCTATGTGCGCGACTTTTATGAAGTTGCAAAGATGAATGGCGGCTTCAATTTCAGCGTTGGGTTCCGTATCCAAGAATACAGCATCAAGAAAGACGATGACGGTGATGATCAACGCATCATCACAAAAGGCGACCTTATCGAGGTAAGCGCTGTTCCGTTTCCTGCAAATGACGAATGTGTAATGACTGACATCAAGTCAACACGCAAGTTCACACAAGCCCCATCAGAAATTGAGAAGGGCTTTGTTGCGAGCGGCCTCGTGAAAGACCGCAAGAATGCTGGAAAGGCATTCAAGATTGTGAAGGGCTTCGTTGAAGAGGCCAATAAGCTCGTTACACTTGGGCTTGTTAACAACGTTTCCGATGCTTTGGCTGTCATTCATGAAGTGATGTCCAAGAGTGTATCGGTGAGTGGTGGTGGGGTTGATCATGTATCAACCCCCACCGTCACGCATTCGCCCTTGTTGGCGAAGATGCAAAAAGAGAGCATCCAAGAGCGAATGGAAAAGCTCAAAGAAATCTTCCGCTCCTGAAGCGAAAATCACCCTTAACATTTTTTGGAGATAACCATGGACACCCATGCAGAAAAGTCCTTTGAAGCAATGCGCACCGACCTCGATCAGCTGATCGGTTTGGCTGCTGATGCAAAGAAGGCACAGGAACAACAGTGGAAAGATCTGTCCACTCATTATTCTGGCTTGAAGGCCAGCAATGATGAATTGAATGGTCAGGTCAAGAAGCACACTGACGAATATGTTGCTATCACCAAGAAGCTCGCAACCCTCGAAGAAGGCGTTGATGTCATGAAGCGCGAGCTCGACAGCCCGATCTTCAAAGGCGGCAAAGAGCTGGAAGACAGCGACCGCAAGGCTGCTATTGAAATTCAGCGTCGCAACTATCTGCAAAAGGGCGGCGATATCGATTCGTTCCGCGAAGATCTTGGCAACTTGGTTGATGCAAAGGCCTATCGCTCTGCCGCTCGCAAGCTGCAGAAAGCTGGCTTGGAAACTGTTGACACCATCCGCCGCAGCTTTACTGCTGCTGAGCAGAAGGCATTCGACATGTCTGGCCTTGACACTGGCTTCTTTGTCCCGCAGATGCTGGGCATCGAGATCAACTGCTTGCCAGAATGCTGGTACATCATGGATCTTTATCAGCATGTCAGCGTGACCCGTCGCACGTTCATGTATCCGCGCATTAATGATTGGGGCGCAATGGGCTCTTACGAATGCGACGCTGCTTGCGACACCAATCCTGGCCCAGAAGGCAACATCACTTTCAACAACGGTCAGATCTATTCTTTCCGTGGCATGTTCTGCATGCAGAAAGCTGTTCTCCAGGAAGCAAACTATGATCTGTTCGGCTTCATGATCCGTTCTGCAGAGCGTTCGCTCCGCATCAACGAAAACGCTGCAATGATCACTGGCGATGGCGTAAATAAGCCATTGGGCTGGATGACCCAAACTGCTGCTGGCAAAGGCTTCCAGCAGTTCAAGACTTCAACTCCTGGCCAGTTCAATCCGCAGGACTTCCGCTCGTTCTTCATGAGCCACCCTGTTGAATTCGGCAAGGCTGTTGCTGTTATGCACCAGAACGTTTTCAGCTATCTGGCTTCTTCTGTCAACTCTCAGGGCGACTTCATCTTCGGTCGCGGCGACATGATCTTTGGGCCCGACAAGGTTCTCGATCTGATCCGCATCAGCAACTGCTTGCCTGACGCAACTGCTGCCCGCACCAAGGGCAACGCTTCTGCTCCGTTCACTGCTGGCGACTTCCTGATGGCTGTTGGCAACTGGGAACGTGCTTATGCTGTGGCCGAAAAGACCCCACTCAACTTCCAGCTTTATGTTGGCGGCTCGAGCAAGTGGTGCTCCAAGTGGCAGTTTGATGCCGAAAACACTGGCTTCATGACCTGCGCACCTGCGGCTCGCGTTCTGACTGTCGGCTAACAAAACAGGGTGTTGCGAAAGCAGCACCCTCCACCCAAACTCCTGAAAGGATAATAAAATGAACTTCAATCCTGCAATTCAAGTTGCTGGCCTTGTTGCTTGGGATGGTGCTGCTGCCACTCCACGCGATGTTTCGACCTACAACAATTTCGGCTTCACTTTTGAAGTGACTGCTGATATCACAACTGATGCTGTGTTCACATTTCAATCGGCACCTGCTTCGGCTGCAAATCCCTGTGTTCCTGGTTCATTCTCTGATGTGAATGCTGTCGTTATCTGCTTGCAGCCTTGGGCTGTTCCAGTTGGCACGCTCGCTTCAGTGATGATCCCAGCTGGCACAAAAGCTGGTCAGGTTTGCCGTGGCACGTTGCCTTGCAAACCAGACAAGTTCCTGCAGATGAAAGCTGTCTCTGGCGATACTGCCAAAGTTCACGCTGTGATGTTGCTGCAAGGCCCACACTAAGCATGAAAGCTAAATGCGGAAAATCGCGCCGTGTTGATGCTGGTGACAAAGTCAAGTTTACTGTAAAACATAATCCAGCATTCAAAGGCTTTGCCGACGTAACAATATTCCAGAGGGCCAGTGCGGAGTGGCCCTTTGCTCCTTACACTTTTGAAATTAGCGATGTGCTTGTCGATGGTGCGCCTGCGGTTCACTCAGATGTTCATTGCTTTGTTTCAGCAGGCTCGCCTGTTGCTGTCGTTGAATTTATCGCAGACGAAGCAGGCGAATTTATCGGCTCAGTGATTTGTGATAAGCTCACAGACCCCAAGCCAAAGGTCATCATCAAACGACAGGGAAAGATCCTTCAGTGGCTTTCCAAAAACGGAGTAAATTTATGGATTTGAACCTCGCAAAACTTCAAAATGGTTGGTTTGGCACAACCGATCAGGACTTGGTATTCGTCGAAATGAAACGCGCAAGCGGCATCGACGAAGAAAGCGGCCAGAATTTCTTTGAATACAAATCATCAATCATGGGCGACACCGTCCGTTTGAACTGGGAACAAGGCACAAACATTGCACTTTTTCCATTGGGTGTCTCTCAATTCCTGGTTGAGAACCAATATGCTCGCAAAGTGAAAGAGGCTGATGTTGCCGACATCATCAAGAAAAGTCAGGAAGCTCGTCAAAAAGCCAAAGCTCAAATTGAGCCACCCAAAGAGACTACGGAAACGGTGAGCGCGTCAGCACCGACAAAGACTGACGCAAAAACGAAAGGTTAAGTCATGCTGCCTATCAAAGTGACTTGTGCTCCTGCTTGTGCTCCTGCTGCCGCGAAAACGTTGGTGAATGCACCTTGCTGGAACTGTGCCGCTCACACCTAATGCTGTGATGGCCGTGGGCTGGATCCCTGCAAAAAAGATGTCCAGCCCACCACCATAATTGCATAAAGAGGAAATAAAATGCAAACATTCATTGCCGACCTCCCAAGCCAGAACAACACCTCAGCTTCTTGCGCAACTTGCTGCTGCAAGCCAGCGAGCTTGTCGGCTGGTGAGATGGAAGCATTTCAAGTTCAATATGCAATTTGGACTGGGCCCATTCGCGGCACAGGCATTATGCCAAATCCTGTGATTGATGTTCAAAAGATCATCGACGCTTGCGGGCAAGGTCTTGTAGGCAATGGGCCATTCCTGGCTTCAGGCCTTAACAACGCGCCTATCTTGGGCACTCTCGCTGGTACGGCAACGTCCACCCCAGTAGCTGGCCAGCCGCTGCCTGTGTACAAGTATGCGTTGCTGCCGCTTTGGGCTCCAAAGGGCGGCACCGTAACCATTGACCCGAACACTGGAGCATTCACGTATGCACCCAATGGCACTTTCTATGGCTATGATCGGTTCTTCTACAGCGTTTCTGACGGATATAATCCTCCTGTTGTTGTTGAGGCGATTATCACAGTGAGCAGCGCTTTGGCCGCAATTCCTGTCGTGCCTGCGGCAACTGCAGCGAATGCAACTCCAGGCTTGACGATCTTCCCGAACAGCGCGTACATCGATCAGCCTTGGCAATCACTCAATTTCTCAGTTGTTGCTTCTCCTGCGAATTGCGTTGGCAGCAAATATCGGATCTCAATCAAGATGGATGCAGCAGATTGTGATCGCATTGTTGCAACTCGAATCGACTGCATCGACGTAACAATCACCAAGTGCTGATTGGAGCAATAATGCTTCCAGACCTCACAAAGAATGAGAAGTTCTCAGTCGAAGATTGGCTGTCGATGGATCTCATTCGATCACACACAAAGACCGACGACATTGCATCTGTGACTGACGAGCAGATGGAGATCTATCGTGCAGCTGCGGTTGAAGCTGCCGAGATGTTTACAGGCATGATCTTGGGCCCATTGCGTCAAGTTGAAGAGCGCGTTGCTGGGGATGGAGAGCCACGCAACTATTCGCGGCGATTTATGACCTATCGTCTTAAGCATCGCGTTTATGACGGGATTGTGTATTGGGCAGGGCACGCTGCTCGCGGAACAGCCCAAACTGTGAACGACTATAAGGTCAAGTTGCCTGCGCAGCAGTGGGATGCGGAATGCTGCAACACCTGCGGAACAAATTCCGGTCTTGAGCTGCGCTATCGTACAGGCTTCAAGTGCGTTGATGATATTCCTGCGATGATCAAACTTGGCTGCCTAAAGTACATTGCTTGGTCTGTTCAAAACACTGGCGACGAACTTGTAACGATGTTGGCAAGCCGCACCCCAATTCGCGGAACCAACTCTGGCGTCGGCGGAACGAACGATGTTGCTTGGGCTTCTGGCGCTGTTGAGCTTTGGCGCAAATTCAGGATAGACTACTGATGTTCTTCTACTCAACACGCAGTGTTATTTCTGAAATGCGCAATCGCATTATCCTGTGCAGTCAGGATGACGTGATCGATGACAATGGGATGATGCGCTTGACGCGCCAAGGTATTGCTAAGTCGTGGGCGAATATCGAAGCAATCGACACAACTGTTAACTCTTCTATCATGACGCGTGATGGTTATGAGTCGAATCAAAAGTCAAACACCCCAACTCACAAAATTACTATCCGTTCGCGTCGTGAGATCAACATCTCTATGGCTGCTTGGATTTATGAAGAGCGGCGCAAGAGCAGCCCACGCTGGTATAAGGTAACGAGCGCAACTGAGGACGACCCTTATACACGCATCAATGCCCGTTTGTGGGAGCGTTCTGACAGTGCAATTCAGCCGCAGCTGCTTGCTACAGAAAAAATCTTCGATCCTGCGATGGAATTGCCAGAAGGTATTGACCTGTGAAGTTCTCTGTTGCGCTTGTAAATCCTTTTCATGCGATGGTTGATCGAGCTGCAGAGCACGAATGGCTTGACAATGTTGGGCGCAATTCTGTGTATGCTTTTATGCGTGGTGTTGCTTCTGAGAAATCTGGCCGCATATACGCAAAGCGCAACAGAGCTTCTGCTCCTGGAGAATATCCAGCACGACAAACAGGCCTGCTCCTTTCAACAACGAATTACGAAATTGCTGGCGATACTCTTACAATCGGATCTTCAGCGCCATATGCTGGATATTTGCAGAATGGCACCTCACGCATGGCTGCAAGAAAATTGTTCAACGAAGCCCTAACAGAAGGCATGGCGAATGCAACAGTCCCAAGAGCTATCGCTAAGTGGGCTTCCGGTGCTGCCTGAGCTTGCAGCAGCCATTAAAACCTGGTTCCCAGAACTTGGCGGACGCTGCTTGGCAGTCTCAGAAATTGAACCAATCAGCTCTGTGAACATGCCAAAGTTGCCGCTTTGTTGTGTTGCCTTGGTTAAGGAAAAGAACCAGAACAACATCCCACGATCGACAATCAAGATTGAGGATCAATTCATCATCGAATTCTGGTTTGAAAAGCAAAAGTACAAACGCTCTGATGGAAGTGAGTCTCCTTTCTATTCATACTTTGACTATGAGACGCTGCGAGACAAGCTCTTGCACTTCATCACGAATTGGGTGAGTCCGAGCGGCGGAACATTCCAATACGTTGCTCTTCAATGTGATAGCACAGCGGTCGCATCTTGCATCACATTCACCTTCTCTCATATCTATGACTGGTGTGATCCGGTCACTGATGACACCGATGGAAAAGCAATAGACATTTTGACTTTCTGTCTAAATCCAAATCCTGAAATTTGCTTGGAGTGAAAATGATTTATGTAAAAGCAAAAGAGGGGCGAATTGCTCGCGTCTCACCTACTGGAGCATTCATCCCAAATGATGCTTACATCAAAGTTCAACCCAGCGAATACATTCAACGGTTGATCGATGTTCACAAAGACATCGAAATCATGCAGGAACCGAAGCCTGCAAAAGCGCCGATCAATTTGTCGGTGAAAGTTCCTCAAGACCCCAACGCAACTCTAATCAATAAGGATTAAAATAATGGCACAAGACGTTTTGGCTGATGGCTTTGTTAGCCTCTGCATCGATCCAAGCCTCAACTATTTCGGCGGCAAGTGCCGAGTGCTGGTTGAAGGCCAATTCACTGGTACTGGTGTGACTGCTGACACAGTCGTTCCTGTAACGAGCCTCCGCAATGTTGACACGCAGTTTGGCGCTGGCAGCATTTTGGCAGAGTCGCTCAAGAAAATCTTCTGCCAGTGCCCGAACAACATTGAGTTGTATGCTATTGGCCGCGCCGACCCTGTTGGGGCTGTTGTTGCTGCTTACACGCTCACTGTTACTGGCCCTGCGACTTCTGATGGCGTTGCCGATCTGTTCATGATCGATGGCGATTATTCTGTGTCTGTTCCTGTTACATTGGGCGATACTGCAACGACGATTGCTGCAAATCTTGCTGCTGCAATTCCTGCGAGCTTCCCATACACTGTCGCAGTTGCTGCTGGCGTTATCACGCTGACTGCAAAGAATGCTGGTGTTATCGGCAATTCGCTTAACGCCATCTATAACTGGACTGGCCGCGCAAACTGGGCACCTGCTGGCGTAACTGTTACGCAGGCTCAAACTGTCGTCGGCGCTGGCGCACCTGCTGTTATCAATTACGAAAGCGCCATTGGCACCTGCTGCTATTCTTGCTTCATCTCGCTGTCGCCAGATGCTGCTGTGAAAAAGGGCTGGAATGATTATCTCGCAACCAAGTGGGATTGCAACTTGCCCATGTGCTTTGGTCATGCTTATGGCTATTCGCAAGGCTCGCTTGGAGCTGTGCTTGCTTCTGCAACCAACTCTCCAACGATGTCTGTCATTGCTCAGAATGCATCTGACCCAATGGCTGGTTGGTTGAAGGTTGCTGCTTATGGCGCATTGTCTTGCTGCTCTTCTTGCGACAATCCCGAGCTCTCAATTCAGGGCCGACTGAATGGCGTGCTTTCTTGCTTGAAGCAACCTTCTTCTTGCACCTCGCCTTGGACTTTTGACGAGCAGAACCAGTTGCGCGCAGCTGGCTTCGTCGTGACCTTGCCATTGGGCGGTGGCGTTGGTACTTACACCAATCCATACGTCACCAACGACGTCACCAACTATCTGTACGATGCAAACGGTCGCCCGAATGCAACCTTCCGCGATGCAAGCTCTCGTCGCCTTGCTGCAAGCACTGGCATCAGCCTTGCAACGAAACTTGATGAATATGCTGGCCTTGGGTTGTTCACCAAGAACACCGACATCAAGAAGGGCGTGTTCGGAACCAATCCGCGCTTGCTGCTCGCCAGCATCCGCGCTTGGGCAAAGGATCAGGTTGGCGTTCTGTTCTCTGAATTCAAGAACATCGACAGCGACATCGTTCTCCAGACCGACAGCGACGTTATGCCGCCTTGCCAAGGCAACCCAAATAAGTTGCACTTGACAATCCGTTACATCCCGCCAACACGCATCGGCAACATCGCCACCACCTTGGTGCCATCGATGCTCGATAACTGCAACCGCTAATTGAAGGAAATAACCAATGGCTATCAATCCCTGCTCTAACATCATTGGCGTCAAGAACATCTTGATGACCTTCAACGATTGCGATCGCAATTTGAAGATTGGCCCAATCAGTCACAAGCTCGCAACGAATGACCTTCCAACCATTCGTGCCTGCGATCACAAGTCCGAAATGCTTCCTGGCGGCTACGTCAAGCGCGTTCAGGACTCAGCCCTTATGGAGCTGAAGGTGATCCGCGACATCCGCATTCCGCTCTCTTACTATCAGGGCTGTGCGGCTGTTGACATCCAGATTGAATATCTGAATGGCGATGTGTTCACTGGCATCAACGGCAATTCAACTGGCGATACGCAAAGCGATACGCACCAAGTTGACATGAAGATGACCTTCCTGTCTATTGACGAACTCTTGCCAACTGGCGGTCTTATCGCTGCCTAACTAAAATGCCCTTTTAGCTTTTCTCCGTTGGGCGGAAAGGGTATAGTCTGGGTGGTGGTTGCCGCGATACTCCCACCACCCAGCACAACGGAAAAACGGAAAACAAATGAAAACCATTGACCTCGTTTCGCCTGTCACGATTGATGATGTCGTGTACGCTCAGGCAAAAATCTCTCCTATCAATTTCAAGAAATTTGCGAACTACGCAACTGAAGCATCTGCAGAAAATTCAAAGTTCCAAGTCAATCTTCGTCGTGTTGCGATGAAGGGACAAGTTGTTCTTGTGAATGGAGATAAGACTGCGGCGCTTACAGATGCGTCAATTCAGCAGCTTCCATTTAAGACTGGTAAGCAACTCAGTGAAGCAGCTATTGAGGATGGATCACCATCAGGCAAGATCGTTAGCCCAAGCGATAATGATGGAACATCAAAGTCGATCGTCTATCGTCTTGCGACGCCGCTTAAGTTCGGAAACGCAAAGCCTATTGAAGAAATTGAATTTCTGGCCAATACTTATGGCGAGCTTGAAATGGTTTTGGTTGAAGAAAATCAACTGATGAAAACTTTGAAGCTGATTGAAACTGTTGCTCGTCCTGCAGGAATGCTCGCCTTGCCAAGCTGGGCAGTTGATGCGCTTACTGTTGGGGATGGCGTTGGGATAATGCGAGATGTTGCGCCAAGTTTTTTGAACTGACGGCAACTCTTTCCCAAAGAATTGCCGATTATGAATATCACTCCAGCAATGGCGCTGATGTTCGATATGTTCCGCTGAAGGTTGCTGCTCTTAGACTTGCTCGCTTTAGAGATACACACCATAAAGAATTTGAGCTCAAAGTTAAACTGGCCCGAATGGAATTGAAATGAGCTTTATCGCACTTGCACAGATGACAGTACAAGACGATGCTTCGCCGAAAATGGCAAAGATCAATCGTGCTGCTTCTGATTTGAACAAGGCCCTTAAGGCTTTGTCGCAAGGCATCGATATCAATGTGAAGTCGCGTGGGTTGGAGAGCTTTATCAATTCTGTTGACCGCGCAAACGAAAAGCTCAACGTCTTGAAGAAGTCTGCAAGCGGAATCCAAGGCCCACCCAAAAGCCCAGGCGGTGGAGGCGGCGCTAGCTTTGGCGGCCCGACCGCTTGGGAAGTCGCAAAAGGAATGATCATTCATTCCGCGATTGTAACTATCACCCATGCTGTTATTCATGGCATGTCTAAGGGCATGGAAGACGCTGACAAAAGCAACGTCAATCTGACCCTTGCGCAAGTTGGTAAAGACAACGAGAAGGCAATCGAAGAAGCTGCCGCTCGAATGTCTAAGGAAAATCCTTCTTTCACCATTGCTCAGATGAAGAGCATGATGACAGAAAACACCTTGATGTCTGGGAAGGATCCTGCAACAGGCCAACTTAATGCTGCTCACGGCATTGAGCTTTCCGAACGTTCAATGCGGCTTGCAGATTTGTACATGTCTCAAGGCAAGTCTGCAGAAGATGCTGTTCACCTTGCCGAGCAGGCTGTTAAAGTCGCAGACTCAACTGGCCGCATTATCGACAAAAAGACAGGCCAAATCGACACTGCTAAATTTGACCACATGATTGACATCATGGTGCGGTTGGGTATGCGCGGCGGCAAAATGCTTGACGCAGACGCAATCCGTACGATGGATCGAAATCTTGGTGCTTCGCGTTTGACGTTGAGCGACGAAGGCTTCATGTCTTCTGCAATTCTGGCTCGTGAAATTGGGCCAGACCGTGCAGGTGCAGGCATTAACCAACTAATCAAGGGCTTGAGCGGTCAAGCATCAGCCCAAGCCAAGGCGGCGCTTGTTGATCTTGGATTGGGACATATTGAGCGCGTTCAAACTGGCAGCGACAGCAAAGGTCGCAAGATGTATGGCCAATCATACGTCGCAAACGACGCACAGCTTATCACGTCTAATCCGCTCAAGTATGTTCTTGACAAGGTCATTCCTGCTCTTGAAAAGAAGGGTGTTGACGTAAACAATGCTGAGGCTGTCGGCGTTTGGTTGAACAAGTTGGGATTCTCAGCTCGTAAAGATGCAATCTTCTCAGAGCTGCTGAACAAACGTCTTGAGCTAAAGCGCGAAACAGACACTGGTCTAGATCCGAATATGAGGACCGATTCAGGCTTCATCAAAGAAGCAATGAAGAACAGCACCAATGTCGCAATCGCAACAGTTGAGTCCCAATGGGAGAACTCATTGGGACAGGCTGCAACGTCTTTGAAGGACATCTTCATTCCTGCTCTTGATGCTGTGTCTGGTTCGCTCAGCAGCGTTGCGCAATTCGTTACCAATAACGGCACAACCGGAAAGGTTGCGGCTGGCGGCCTTTTGGGCGGCGCTGGTTTGATTAGCGTTATCGCTTCGCTAAAGGCAGCTGGCTGGGCTTGGGGCGGCCTTTCCAGCATATTCGGTGGTGGAGGCGCTGCCGCTGGTACGGCTGCAACGGCTGCAGAGGCAACAGGTGCGGCAGCAGGCGGCGCTGGTATAGTCGCGGAAGGTGCTGCTGCAACGACAGCTCTGTCTGGCGTATCTGTTGCTGGTACTTCAGCGATTGCGCCTTTGCTTGCGCTTGGAGCAACAGCAGCTGCTGCGAACTTTGCGATGAAGAAAGCAACTGGAACTTCGCTAATCGATAGCCAAACGATTGCAAGCGCAAGGCTGAATGCTGAAATTGCCGATAGCCAGAACAAGAACAAGTTCAAAGATCGTGATCGTCAAGAAGGCCCACAGCAAACGATCGGTGAATTCTTCAAGAATGCTTCTTCAGTAATTTCAACTGAAGCAAAAAGTGCATATTCATCCATATTTGGTGACAGCAAGAAAGCACTCGATACAAAGAGCGAGAAAGAGATTGCAGACCAAACTGCATTCTGGCACAAGTATTTTGAGCAAAAGCCTCTTACGGAAAAAGATCAACAGAATCGTAAACTCTCTGATGCAGCAACCCAAAAGGAACTGGACTCACATCCTGCCATTGGGAAAACCGACGACATCCGGACACCTATTCAAACTGGATTGACGCAAGGCGCTGCAAACGCCCAACCAACATTGCGTGATGGTATTGTTTCTGGAGCGCAAACAGCTGCAGGCATTTTGAGCAGCGCAATTAGCAGCGCAGTCTCAGGCCTGAGCATCAATCTTAACGGTCGTGTTGACCCAAGCATTCCAGGACGTGCTGCCGCAGCGCATGCGCCAACTGGTTCGCAGTCCTTTGGACCAAGGTGATTTGAATGGCACGTGGTAACTATTGCCCAGATTATGCAATTGCCTCGTTCAAAGGCGTTCAGTTTGATGCGATGGAGGTAACTTCAGAGCATGGGCGGCGCGGTCACGAAGGCGAATTCCCATTCGCCGAACACACTGGCTATGTTGACCTTGGGCGAAAGATCCGCAAGTACACGCTTTCTGGGCGCTTCGTCGAGAACACCCACATTAAGGACGCAGCTGTTCTTATTGCGGCTTGTGAAAGTCCTGGCCCTGGACCATTGATCCACCCAACACGTGGAACAATTATTGCGGCTTGCACTGAAGCAAAGTTCAAAGACGATGTTCTTGAAGGCAAAGGCATCACCACCTGCGAACTTAGCTTTGTTGAAGCCAACTTCAACATCAGCCCTGTAAACTTGCTTGGCAATTTCCTTAGCATTGACATTGGCGGAATTCTTGATGCTGCTGGGATCAGCTTCAGCTCTTCATACTTTCCTGAATTGACGATGTACTTTGATGTTGCATCAGTCGTCAATTCAGCTGTTGGGGCTGTTCAATTCATGCGCGGTGTTTATTACAAGAACATCGGCATCAACGGAACAGTTGACCAATGGCAAGTGCTGGGCGCATTTGACGATGCAATTGCAAGTTCTTCTAGCTTCAAGGTTCGGCCTTATGCTCTTGAGCAGATAATGAGCAGCATCAAAGTCATCGACAACTATGTAAGTGATGCAGACAAATATGATGCATTCCGAAGCGTTGCGAATTGGGCTGCCCAAAACACAACACTTAATGGGGTTGGCGGAAAGTCGCAAAATGCCGTGTTCAGCCTTGTGCGCATTAGCGCGGCTGCTGAAATGGCAAAGGCGCTTATTGACAATCCTCCTGTAACGATGTCTGATGCACTTGCAAAGTATGATGCTGTTATGGCGCTGCTTGAAAACGAAGCACAGATCGCAAAGGCAAACTGCAACGATAAGCTATTCCTGCAGCTGCGAGACTTTGCTTCTATTGCTGGGCGACGCATTCTTAGCAATGCATACAACAAGCCATCGACAATCCGCTATGACTTTGGGGCTTCTGTTCATTCGCTTGTTGCGTCATTTTCTATTTATGGCGATGCGAAACGATTTGCAGAGCTTGAAGCTGCAAACACCAATGCTTTGCCATTCTTGCTTGGGCCGATTGTTTCGGCTAAAGGTGTTTGATGGATCCTGTAACAATTCTTATTGGCGGCGCTTATCTTTCCGAATGGACAGAGATGTCTCTGACGCGCAAAAAGAAAGACCTTACAGGCTCTGCCGAGATCACAGTTTTCTATTCTGTAATTCCTGTTTCCCCAATTATTGTTCAGGCGGTTGCTGGTGTTGATGTTCAAATCTATATTGGCGGACACATCGCATTCACTGGAGGCGTTGACAGTCGCTCAGCTTCGGCAGACAAAGACACCTACAAGATCACCCTTCAGTGCCGAGGTAAAACTCGCGTTCTTGTCGATAGTTCGCACCAACACAAGACTGGTACGATCCTAAAGACAAACACCCAAAAGGTCACAAAGACATTGAGTGATGACTTTGGTATTGATGTTGATTGGCGTGCAGAAGCCCAAGACATTGAGCGTTCTATCTTTAGGGACGGGGCTTATGTTAGCGATGAGCTTCATAGGCTTGCAGCTGAAAACTCGCACTTCATGTTTGAAGGTCGTGAGGGAAAGCTCGTTGTAACTGACGACACGCTCCAGGAAACTGGTGAGCCTTTGATTTATGCTGATGGCGGAAACATTCTTAAGTTTAGCGTTGAGCAGAGCATTCATAATCAAAAGAACAAGATCAAAGTCAAAGGCAAGCGCACCAGTAAGGATATTCGCGGCAAGGCGAGCCTGCTTAACCAAATTGTTCTGATTGAGAACAAGAACGTCCCAATCAACGTGCCTTTGACAATTCATCACTTTGGCGATGGAAAGCAGAGCACTCTTGAGCGTCGAGCAAAGTTCGAGGCAGGCAAACGCGCAAGCGAAAGCCTTAAGGTGAATGTTGATGTGCTTCATGTTCAAACGCCAAGCGGCAACCCGTGGGATGTTGGGATGTTGCATATGGTGTTCATCGGCTCTGAAGGATTGTCTCAAACTCTTGAATGCACAGACCTCGTATATAAGTGCACAAAGGATTCAATCACTACGAGCTTGACCTTAGCTCCTCCACATCAAAAGTCAGTTAAAGGCTCAGCCCAAACTCTTAAATCTGCAGCAGAGGCAGGGAAGCAGGTTACAACGAATGGAAAATATCCGTTGCCATGGAGCGGAGCAAATCTTGAAGCTGGCACTGTTCCCCAGGAACCAATAGCATGACCGCACCATTGCGCAGCGATACAAATCACTCATCAGACAACCTTGATCAAGTTGAAGCCCACATTTGGGGCGAGCTTAAGTACAGCTCAAGCGGCGGCAGCTACATCAAGGTGAAAGGCACTGGAACAGAGGATCAAGAGGCCTTTGTTGTTCACGGTGTTGGCGGCTTCAATATCCCAAGCAATAGCGACGCAGAAGTGCTTTTGCTTTCTGGCTCAAGCGATTCAAACAAGAAGTGGGCAATTCCCTCAAGCAACAACGCCAATGGCCAGAAGGCGTTGGTGGAATTCAATCGCCAGTTGATCCTAAACGTGCTGTTGAGATCAACAAAAATCGCACCTATGTTGACGACGATAATTTCGCAACGCGCAATGGCATTTTTGAAGTCAAGGGCAACACATTGTACATTCGCGGCAACGTTGTTATCCAAGGCGACTTGAGCGTTGGTGGCAATCTTACTGTCTCAGGCGTAATGAATACAAATCAACCAACTGGCCCGCAGCCTGTTGTTGTTCCAGGATTTAGCGCATGACTTGTGATGTTGTAAGTCCTGATCGACGCAGGCTATTCTGGGCCACTGGCCCTTGCAGCTCTAACGTAAATGGTTGCGGAGAGCCTTGCGCAACTTTTGGTTTGCCTTTTAACAATGGTGAATCTGCCCAAGGCATTTCGACTGCTGATTGGGTGAAGGGCTTGGCAATCAACATTTTGCTGACGGACGCACTTATGCCTGCAACGAATTGCGGCTATAAGCCTGGACAGGCTGGCGGCTTTTGGGGCGATTCATACGCTGGCCCCAACCAAAGCTCAGGCTCATTATTGCGCAAGGTAAAGGCAGGCAAGACGACTGCTGAAACTGTAAGCGCCATTAAACGCCAAGCCGAATTCGATCTTCAAAAGCTCGTTAAATATGGCGTTGCGAAGTCGGTTGAGGTCGATGTTAATTATTCTGGCAACAACTTGTTCAGCCTTGTTGCGAAAATCTTTGGCTCAAACAACGCCAATGTATCGACTGTTGATTTGAGCGGCTCACCTCTTGCAAACGGATTTGTTTGGAATTAAAAATGTCAAATGATTGCATTCTTCCTCGTCCCGATCCACAAGCCTTGTACGACAAGATAAAGGCATCGTTTGAGGCAACAGTTTTGGGCGGCGCTTCTGTAATTCCAGAGAGCGTGGAATACTATGTTGTCGCAAACAACTATGCAATGGCAGAGGAATTCTATTCAATTTCTGCGCAGCAATGGGCCGAACGTGATCCACGCACAGCTTGCTGCGACAATCTTGTTAAGTTGGCGGCGCTTGACGGAATTTATCCTAAGCCTGCGGGATTTGCGCAAGGCTATGTTCAAATAACTGGCGTAACAGGAACAACAATTCCTCTTCCGCTTCAGATAACTTTCGGCTCTCAGCAATATCGTGCTGTTGGTACGGTTCCGCCAATTCTGCCCCAAGGCGGAGCAGTTTTGCAGGTCAAGGCGATTGTTCCTGGGCCAGACGGCAACAACGTTTCAGGAACTGGCACGCTGGCTTCTCCTGTTACAGGAATTGATCCTACAGTTACGCCATACGGTTCAGCATTTTGCGGCGGAAGCAATGCGGAAGAATGCGAAGCATTCCGCACGCGCTATTTGAACCGCAAGGCCAATGTTCCGCGTGCAACGCGCTCGTTCATCGTCGACAAGATTATGGAATGGCCTTGCGTCACGCGCGTTGTTGACAGGACTTGTAACTGTGTTGAAAACTGTGGACAATGCGCAAGTTGCTGCGGTAACGAAAGCAAGTTCTATGTCATGTTTGACAACACATTCAAGTGTGGCCTTGCTCCGCAAAACATTCTTGACGACCTTAACAACTGGCTTTGGGGTTCGCCTGCTGGGCTTGGGCGTGGGCAGATGGAGGTTGGGGTTTGTGGGCAGTGCTATACGGCATCGCCTTGGATGATTGATTTAAACATTGCAGGTTGCTTCACAGCAGCCCAACAGCAGGCTATCAATTCTGTGTTGAGTGACTTGCTCAAAAAGGCATCTCCTGGCAACCCATTTTCGTTGCGCAACCTTGACCTCGCTATTGCGCAAATCGTTGGTGCTGACACGCAGTTTGTTATTTCTTTTGCGCCACTCGACAGCATTGGCGGATATATCAGCAAGTGCGGCGACCTTGTTCCAAATTGCGACTACATGCCTTGCATTAACAATATCAACTATTCTGGCGCTGTTCAAATCTTCACCAACTTGGCCTGATCATGACGCAATATTTTATCGACTCAATGGTTCTAGGCCGACCGACTTCAGCGGATGGCATCGTTTATGTCGGCGAGCTTGCCCCAAGCAACTGCTGCCCTCCAGACCTTTGCACAATTACGCGCTGCAACCTTGCTTGCAATTTCATCAACCTTTTGCCTAGTGGGCCAATGTGGGATGATGAAAAGATGTTCTGGCTTGATCGTTGCAACAACTGCGATTGCAAATATGGTTTGCGTCCTGGGCAAAAGTGTGCTTCGCTTTTGGGCAAGGCGAATTGCACAAGCATCGTTCAATACTCAATTTACAAATCGAACGAGCTGTATGATGTTTTGATGAATGGGCTTTTGCCTTCACTTCAGGAAAGCTCTCCTTACACTGCCTATTCAACTATGGACAGTTGGCTTGATCGTCTTGGTTGGCAAGACTGCTTTACGCAGCACTGCGGAAATGTTTGTAATGGAACGGCTGGCCCGCTGGACGTTGTTACGGCTACAGGCGCTGTATTCTGCCCAGACCAAAGCTCTCCGGCTTTGCGCGACGCAGTTAAGCACGGCATTCTTGTTGCGCTCAGCCGCGCTGCAATGGTTGGGGTGAAAAACCTTGCAACGCTTAATTGGATAATAGAGCCTTTGGGCGCGAGCCTTTCGCTAACCGACACAGCAGATTGTTTTCCTGGATCATATGTATTTGGGTCTGGAATTTGCCCCAAGCCAGCATCAGCTTTTGACTATCTGCTTTGCAACAAGAATGACACGATTTGCGGCTGGACAGGAGACGCATGCAATAATGGATGCGAAATACAAATTCAATCATGGTATATCCCAACTTGTCCTGGGATTAACAATCCTAGGGTTTATCCTGGGTTGCTTGCTGCTGAGTGTATTCTTCGTTCTATCGTGCCTTGTCCTGCTGTTGACAAATTGAAACGTTGCGCAACACCTGACGTTTCTGTAACACCTCCAAACATCACACCAAACTAACTTGAAAGGATTAATTTATGACTGGACCATTTCCTAACTCTGCGAATGGTGGTGTTGTTCCTTCAGCAGCACCTCACGCCTATACGCCAACAACTCCAAACTGCACGACCGCACCAACGTTCTATGCGAATGGGTGCCTTTTGCAGTTGACGCCAGAGGTGATGAACAGCCTCATTTCCGAAATGCTTTGCGTTGTTGATAAGTCCACTTCATGTTGGGATACGGCTTCGAATTGCAACCTTTATAATGCGATCGAAAAGCTAATTGCTGCAAGTGCAGCTCCTGATGCTGTGGCTACAGTTACGACAAATTCCGATGGATCAAAGACTGTTTCTGTTGACGGTGTAACTTTTGTTGTTCCGGCAATTCCTTCAACCCCAACGCCATCTGCTGGCGGACTCTTGGGCGTTCAGACTTTGACGCAAAGCGGCAACTACACCCCAACAGCTGGAACAAAAGGCATCATTGTTGAAATGATTGGCGGCGGCGGCGCTGGTGGTTGTGGCGGTTTGAACCAACAAGGCCAAGGCGGCAATACCACCTACACTGCAACTTGGGGCAATGGCGGATCTTCAGGGTCTTGGTTGAAGGCATATATCGCGAATCCTGCAGCAACAGCATTCACCATCGGAAAAGGTGGAGCTGGTGCTGTCACTGCTGTTAACACGAATGGTGCTGATGGCGGAGATACGATCTTCGGATCTCTTATTGCAAAGGGTGGTCATGGCGGTATGTACTCTGGGCTTGGGTCAACAAATCTTCCTGGCGGTCAGGCTTTGAATCTGGTAAACTCTATCATCCCTGCGAGCCCAATGTCTGCAGGCATGCTGTTCTCAGCACAAGGCAATCAGCCATTGATTGGAGAGATGTACACTCCTGTTAATACTTCGACTGGCGTAAGCAGCCCAAGCAATCCTGTTTATACGACAGGTGCACCAAGCCCATACGGGCAAGGTGGATTCGCAGGCCACTGGGGCAACCCTGCAGTTAACGGCAGCGATGGCAGCACTGGCGCTGGCGGCGGCGCTGGTTATGGGTGGACGCCATATTCTTTCCCTGGGGCATTCTCTGCAGGCTCTGGCGGCGACGGCCTGATCATAATTTACGAATACGCATAAACAAAAACAACGGAGAACTATAATGCAAGCAATGGATGGACTGCTTAAAAAGTCATACACGATTCAGGAATTCGAAAGCTATGTCGAAACTGAAGTGAAAGCGAAAATGGGGCGCTGGATCCCCTATGGTGTTGTTCTTCACAATACCGGAACAATGTCCTGGCCAGGACACGACGGCAACGGCCACCCAATCACTCCAGCTCAGCGAATCGAGAACATGAGCGTTGATTGGGTGGCACGTCACTTTACAGGCGGCCCACACCTGTTAATTTCTCCTGATGGCCTTATCAACACGGTCTGGCCGCTTTGGCTCGAGGGCACTCATTCCCCAAGCTGGAACCGCACCCATTGGGGGATTGAAATGGTTGGCGACTTCAACCTTGAGCCATTCCCTGAGGCAATGCGCCAAGCAGCAGCTGGAGCAATCCGCACGTTGTAC